AGCTCTACTCAGAAGCAAATTTATTAGATGATTGGGTAAGATTTACTTATCCAACATATACAAATCCAATCATTGACCCTAAAGAATTAGAATCAGCAAAGCAAGAGATAGGAAGTTTTTTGTTTGCTCAAGAATACGAAGCTCAGTTTATTGAAGCCACAGGTGGCTTATTTAAAGCAGATTGGTTTGAGCATTACTCCATAGAAGAACGAATAACAATCGATAAGGAGACAAAAGATGAATATTTGGAAGTTTATTATAAATATAAAGACAAAGAGTGTAAGTTGGAAGATTGCCGTAGATACGCAACTGTCGATTTGGCTACATCAACTAAAGAGAGTGCTGACTTCACGGTCATCACATCAGTTGCTATCACACCTGAAGGCAAGATTCTCGTACTCGACATTGACAGACGAAGATTGGAAGCACCTGATTTATTGCCATTACTACGAAGAAAAGTGGAACAGTTTGACCTTGCGTATGTTGGAATTGAGAGAGCAGGTTATCAGTTGGCGTTTATTCAAATGGCTAAGAGAGAAGGACTAATTGTTAAATCACTAAAAGCAGACAGAGATAAAGTATCAAGAGCTTATCCACTTATTGCAAGAATGGAAGCAGGAGATATATTCTTCCCTAAGAACTCTGCTTGGTTTGGAGATGTACAAACAGAACTGCTTAGATTCCCTGAAGCAGAACACGATGACATTGTTGATAGTCTCGCATATAGCGTGATAGAATCAAAAGTGCGTAAAAGTATAAAAGTTTTCTAATATAATGTAAGATTAGAGCAGAGTGGAGTAGTGCCGATAAGGGTTGCGTCCATTACTTCACAAAGCTCTACAAGGAGAATAATGGCAGAGAGAAGAAGTTTCAGAGAAGTAGTCTTTGGTAACTCAGAACAAAAAAGAAGCACAGGTTATAATTTTTTTAGACAAGGTGCAGACTTAAACAATACAAGTTTTATACAAGGTTATCAATCATCAGCAGGTCAGTTTAATGTACAAGGCTTAGGTAATGGTGCGTCTAACTCAGCAGTAGTATCTTGCTTACAGGTTTTAGGTACATCATTCTCAGAAGCAGAACTTAAAATATATCAGATAAATGAAGTTGGAGAATATGAAGTTACACCTAATCATCAGTTAGGTATGTTGTTTAAAAGACCTAATCCTTATATGTCAGGAGATGTTGTACAAAGTTATTTAATACAATCAATGCACATTTCAGGAGACGCTTACTTACTCAAACAAAAGAATGAAGCAGGACAATTAGTTGCTCTTTATCCATTAATGCCCGAGAATGTAACTCCAAAAGGTAGTGATGAAACTTTGATTGAATATTATGAATATCAAGTAAAGAATCAAAAAATTAATTTAAGTAGAGATATGGTTGCTCACTTTAGAATGGGATTAAATTCTGACAACCATAGACAAGGTTTTTCTCCTGTTAAAACATTACTTAGAGAGATTTATGGAGATGAGAGTGCAGGACAAATGGCTACATCAATCCTTGCGAATATGGGTGTGCCTAGCTTTATGATTACACCAAAAGATGAATATGGTTTAACAGAAGAAGAAGGAGAATCAATCTCTAAAGCATTCCAAAGAAGAACAGGTGGAGAGAATCGTGGTAAGCCTTTAGTACTATCAGGTGGAGTAAATGTTGAAAAACTTGCATTTAGTCCTAAAGACTTGGAGATTGGAGAGCTTAGAGAATCCTTTGAAGCTAGAGTATCAGCAGTTTTAGGCGTACCTTCTATTTTAGCAGGAATGTCAGTAGGGCTTAGATTTGCAACATATTCAAATGCAAAGACTTTAAGAGAGTTCTTTACAGAGCAAAAACTTATACCTTTATGGGATATGGTCGCACAAGAAATAACACATCAGATACTTAAAGTAGATTACCCTGATTCATCTAACCTAGAAGCTAGATACGATTATACAGATGTAAGAGCCTTGCAAACAGATACTAATGAGATTTACGAGAGAATGAACTTAGCAGTACAAGGTGGTTGGGTAACAGTAGCAGAAGCAAGACAAAGCGTAGGATTGCCAACAACACCTGAGCAAGATGTATATTTACTTGGTACAGATAAAACAAGTGTACCTGCCAATATGTTAAGAGAGTATCAACCTTCTACTACTGAGCAGGAAGAACAAACAGATGAAGTACCTGAAGCTATATCAGAAGCAGGTTTTGATGAAGCAGAGTTCAAAGTAGTTAAAGAGATAGACGGAGAGTTCTGTGTAATTACAGAGACAGGAAGGAATATGGGTTGCTATCCAACTAAAGAACTCGCAGAGATAAGACTTAGACAGATAATGAGATTTAGTGATAATCCAAAAGAAATGGTTGGCAGAGATGAATTTACAACTAGAGAAGAAGCTGAAGAACGAGCAGAAGAACTAGGTTGTAGTGGAACTCATACTCACGACAAAGACGGTAATTTAATTTATATGCCTTGCTCTACACATCAGGAGTATGAGAAAAGGTTAGAAGAAAACCAAAGACCTGCTGATAGAACAACCTATGGCACGGCTTGAAGATTTAAGTATAGGCGAAACGGTTAGTTGGTCTATACCAAAACCACCACAAGAAGATTCAATAGTTCACGGTGTAATATCTAGTCTTAACAGGGAAGATGAAACTGCAAGAATAAAGGTTTGGGCAATATTAGAGAATGGCTCACATTCTGAAACAGATAGAACAGTAGAAATAGAAGTATCAAGACTTCGCAAGATAAACGATTTTAGAGACGAGATGAAACAAGTATCAGCTCGAATAGAGAGAATATTACAAGATAAGGTAACAGAACATAATAGTAAAGAGCCTAGATACAGAGCTACATTACGAATGTTAAAAGCGTGTTTTAGGCGTGGAGTAGGAGCATATAGAACTTCGCCTGAAAGTGTTAGGGGTAATGTAAGGTCAGCAGACCAATGGGCTTTAGCAAGAGTCAATGGATTACTATACGCTTTGAGGACAGGGAAGTTCAAAAGAACTCCTTACGATACAGACCTGTTGCCAAGTAACCACCCACTTAGCTCTAAAAAAAACCTCGCAATAAATACAAATGATTCACTTACTGATATAGACGGTATAGAACATACAGAAGAACAGATAAATAGTTATATCTTTGAGGATAGTGTTTCGGATATAAGACAGTTTGTCTTTAATACGGAGATAGATATAGAGGAGTTTGTTGTTGGTCGGAATGTGGACACAGGCGTAAGTGGAAACTATAAAAAAGGAAAATACGATGACTTGGATTTCTCGATACCAAAAGGAGTTAAGGCACAAGCCGAACAAGGACTACGACTTCGTACTGAGTTTGGCAGAGGTGGTACATCTGTTGGTATCGGTACTGCTAGGTATCTCGTCTCCAATACAACTGCTAGTCCTGAGAAGGTACGACACATAGCTAGATACTTCCCACGCCACGAAGTAGATTTACAAACAGATGACGCAAGAGACTATCTCGCAGGAAGAACTGACCGAGCTACCAATGGAGTTATTGCTTGGAAGCTATGGGGTGGCAACGCAGGACAAAGGTGGAGTAGTAAGCTAGTACGAGCTATGAACAAGAGAGACGAAGTAGAGAAGTCCGCGTCAGAGTTAGTGCGTAGGCATAAGCTAAGAGAACAAGCAGACACAGAGTACAGAACAAGTCGTCTTACATCTACGGAAGTAAAGCAAGGTATCTATCGGAACTATGACGCTATGCTTCGGAATTGGGAACTGTGGTACACCGACTACTATGTCGGTCTGTTGCGTAGTCAATTAAAAAAAATCACGAGAAGTATGGTGCGTGGAAAAGACAACCCTGCATACAAAAATTTTGTTTTGAATGGACAATCTCCGATTTTAAATAATATCATAGATGAGACTACGCTTGAATGGAAACTTGACTTGTATGATATTTACTTGTCTCAGGTCTATGACTTTAACTTGTTTCAATTTGGTATTCTATTACCTGAATCTCTTAAAGGTTATTCTGAGTTGGAAGATACGGATTTATATACTTATAAGAACAGAAGGAAAACTCGTAATCAAGTAATCAATGAAGGATTCTATCCGATACGACTTCGTGGTGGAGATGTGATACCGAGTGCTACTTCTCCTGTACCTAGAACTAGATACAATAGAAAAGCCGTTGCGTTTGTGAATGAGAGATTAGATTCTGTTATGCCTGACTTAGCTAAAACAACTAAAGCTAATTTGAATAGAACAATCAGAAGAGCCATTGATGAAGGAACAGAGCTAGGTTTGTATGGAGATAACCTTTATGACTACATTACAGGACAAGTGGAGAATGTCCTACCAAAGAAGTTAATGGGCAGAGCTTCTACTATTGCTAGAACTGAAGGTGGAGCTTTGGCACAGTTCGGTCAGTATGACGCAGTTGAGAGTTCAGGTCTAGTTACTGTAAAAGAATGGCAAACACAATTTAACAATTCAAGAGATACTCACATTACTGCTGACGGACAAGTCGTAGGGCAGAACGATAACTTTAGAGTTGGTGGCGAGTTTGCCCAATATCCTAAAGCACCAAATCTATCTGCCAAAGAAACTGTGAACTGTAGATGTAATGTAATCTACCGTGAGCCAAGACCTGACGAAGTTATCACTCCTTCTATTTAACGGTAAGCAAAAAAATTTTTTTTTAACGATAAAAAATCATAATAAAAGATTGACAATCATAAAATCGTAAATTACAATCCAACTTAGTTGATTATTTATGAAAAGGAGTTGATATGTCATTACAAATAATTTATGACGAGATAAAAAAAATGGATAGAAAATTAAATTCTATGCAGAACGATATAAATATATTGAAGAAGGAGATAAAGAATGAAACACTTAGACGAACAAATTAAAAGCCACAAGTGGTGGGTATCTAACAAAGAATCTATCAGGCAGAGAATCATAAAAGAATTTAATTTGCCAAAAGATTACAAGTTAGGAAGTTGATATGAACAGACACCAAAGAAGAAAAGCTCAAAGCAAAAAAGGTGGCAAGTTTGTTTATGGAAAAGTTGCTGAGAGAATGCAAACTAAATGGAAGGCTTACTGATGATTTACCAAAAGAGAACAACATTCAGATTTGATTGTCCTGAATGTACTTTGGAATTAGAAGTAACACATTTGTATTGGTCTGCTCTTGTCTGTATTCATTGTGATAAAGAAATAGAGCAGGAAGATATGGTGTTGAAGAAATGAAAGTATTAGTAGCTTGTGAATATTCTGGAATAGTAAGAGACGCATTTTTAAGAAAAGGTCATAACGCAGTTAGTTGTGATTTACTTGAAACTGAGTCTCCAATAATTTATGAAGAAGGACATTATGTTGGAGATGTAAGAGATATATTGTATGACGGTTGGGATATGATGATTGCACACCCACCGTGTACTTATCTTGCAGTTAGTGGTTTGCGTTGGTTATATCACGATGAAGATAAAGATTTACCAAAAGAGCAAAGACGACCACACCCTAACCACCCTAATCGTCTCAAGTATCAAGAAGAATCATTGGAGTTTGTAAAATTACTTATGGAAGCACCGATAGAAAAAATTTGTGTAGAAAACCCTGTAAGTATTATTTCTTCAAGAATTAAAAAACCTTCTCAAACTATTCAACCATATCAGTTTGGACACCCTGAGCAGAAAAGAACTTGTTTGTGGTTGAAGAATTTACCATTGTTAGAAGAAACAAACAATGTATATGAATATATGATGACACTACCACCAAAGCAAAGAAATAGAATTTGGTGGCTAGGTGGTAACAAAGGTAAAGAGCGAAGCAAGTTTTATACAGGAATTGCAGAAGCTATGGCAGAACAATGGGGGTAATTAAAAAATGACAATATTTGAAAACCTAGAACAGATTTACAATCACTTAGAAACTAAAGAA